TTTACCAAAAAAATCTTTAGCATTTTCAGCATCATCATTTATAAATTTTACAGTTGGTAAAGGTCTTAACTTCATTCCTTTATCAAGCATAAATTTAGTTAGTGATTTTATATGTTTAGGATAGTTAAAAGTATCAAAACTTTCTTCTTCCTGCATTATTTCTCTAGCAAACTGATTTAATCCAAATGGGTCTTTACCTAATTTATTATCAAAACCATGTTTGTGTTTATATGGTTTTACTTCATTTAACGGTGTATTATCATTCTCACATTTATGACATATAAATAAATCATCTCCACCATCTGCTATTTTCCAACTCCAACCACAGTTATCACATTTGATTTTATCGTTTATAATTGATTCATCCAAATTTTCTTTATCTAAAAATGAAGATGGTAAAACATATTTATTTAGTTTAAGTAAATTAAATAATATTGTAAATATTGATCCTCCAGGTAAAGCAAATAAACCTATGTAACCAATAGTTTTAAATACATCTTTTAATTGGTTACCTATTTCCTTTTTTTCTTCCTTAGATAACTCTTTTTCCCCTTTTACTGATTGAGATAAAAGTTTAAATGCTTCTTTTGTTTCCTTTTTTTCTTGGGTTAGGGCTTTTATAAACCTATCAAACCCTTTTTTAGCTTTATCTATATATTTTTTAAGATTATATTCATTTAAAGGTGAATTAAGCCCTAATGCGTCTTTATATTCTTTAGGATTTATCCCATTAGGTAAAAATCGAGTTATATCATCTCCATTTTTTAAAGCTGTTCTTACATTAGTAGCACTTTCATTTCCTACCTCAGCTTCTGGGAAGTCATTAATTGTAATGTTGGGGATTTTTAATACTCCTGCATATCTCTTTGTTTCATTTTTACCGAAAACAGCAATATATGGTTGTTGTTCTTCTTTTGGCTTATCTTTATTTGTTTCAAATTCTTTCCAAGCTGATACTACAGGGGAGGGGTATTGGGAAATTTCAACTTTTACATTGTCAGGAATTATGCCTTTACTTTTATATAAATTAAATACAGATAAACTTTGTTCAGCTGTGATAGTTTCTTGGTTTGGGTCTTCCTTTGTAGATTTTGGTGAAATAATAACTTTTACAGTCCCTAAAGGTCCTACAAATTTAGAAGCAGCTATAATTCGAGCTAAATGGTCTTTATGAGGTGGTTTAAATTTTCCAGGAAAAATTGCTATTTTAGGTTTTTCTTCATTTTCTAAAATTAATGGAGAAATTAAAGACATTACTAAAGGGTTAAATTTTTCTTCTAAACTAGCAACTTTATCTAAAGCTTGTTGTTTTTTAATACCTTTATCTCTTCCAACTTCAGTATCACTAACTCTAATGTTTTTAGCAAACATTCCTTTTAGTCTATCTATTGATCTTCTACTTTTAAAATTCTTAACTACTTTAATTATATCTCTAAATTTGTCATTTTCAATATCAACTCCTAAAGATTTAAGTAAAGTTTTTGTATCATTAAATGAACTTGATTTCCATATTTCTCGACCAAAACTTTTTCCTATGGGTGCTATTTTTAAAGATAAACCTGAGGTATTTAGGTTAAAGTCGTATTCTTCACCTTCTTTTGGTTTTTCAATATCTTGAGGTATGTTTAAATCTTTAAAAAGTTGTTCTATTTGTGTAGGATTTAATTCTGTAAATATAGCTTTAGCTAGACCTAAGGTTAAACCTTGTTCTTGGGCAGGAAGGTCTAACATATTGTATGTGAATTTACCTTCATCTTCAGATGGGGTAATTATGTTATCTATTTGAACATATTGATCAGGTTTACCTACTATAGGGTATAAATTAGTAACAATAGATCCATGTATAAAATACTTTTTATTTTTTTTACGTGGTATACTAGGAATTTTATCTATTTGTTCTAAATGTTGGGCAAAATCCTTTTTTAATTGTTTCTTATCTCCTCCAGGAAAAGATAGTACTATATCAATATCTCCAAAAGTATTTTTTTCAGGTCTTCTACGTACCCCCGTTATATTATAGGATTTATCTAAGTTTAAAGGTTTTAAAACAGTTTCTCTATAGTCTCGAATTGTTGCTTTTAAATCCTCTTTATTTATAATTACACCACCTGCTGCTCCACTCATAATATTTAAATGTTATCAGGTACATATGCATCAGCTCTTCGTAAAGCTTCTTTAAACATATTTAATATTTTATCTCTATCTTCGGTTTTTAAACTATTTTTTACATAATCCATTAACTTACCATAACTGTTTATTATTTCTAGAGTTAAAGGTTGTGATGGTTTATATTCATCATTAAATATCTCTGTAGCTTCTTGTGGGGTATCTGCGATTATTTCACGTGTATCTTTGCGTATAAAACCTTTACCGCTCTTATATGTGTATCCCGTAACTGAGAACATAGCTAACATTAGTTGTCCTCTATGTAGTCCTTTAATTTGGGGGTTATCTTTAGGGAGTTCTGAATTAAATCTAAATTTAAGCCAGTCTATGTCTCCTATATCTAAATCAAATTGGGAAAATGAGTCTAATTTTTCACCACTTGGGGTATATTGTGGGTATGAAAAATGGATTGAACCAGCTCCAGAAGCTTTATCACTAGAAAACAAATCGGTTCCACTACTGTTAATTTTTTGAACAATAAGTTCAACCATAGATTTTACTTGGATTTGTTCGTCTGTAGCGGTTCTAGCTCTTTTCCTATTTTTTTCGTATAGAGAGGCAAATTCACTTTCATCAATTCCCCATCCTTTAACATCAGGTTTCCCATTAACAAAAAAGTGTTCTATAGAAAAAGCTAAATCTACATCTCCAGATTCTGATTTTTTACCTGTAGATCCTAACCAATTGTTACTGTTAGTTATTTCCTTAAATGATTGAGATTTAGCAGGGAAAAGTTTACTTAAATCACTAGCAAACTTATTTACTGTAGGCTGTATGTTATTTAATGGGATATTTTGAGTATCGTATTCAGTATTTTTAAATACATTTCCACCTTCTTTTATTAAAACCTCCTTTAAAAGTTTAATTAATGATGTCATTTTTATCTTTATTTATAAATATGGTGTACTATGCACCTATTTGTATTTCAGTAGGGAAGGTTTGGAGGTTAGGTTTTGGGTTAGGGTTTTCTAAATTGTATAAATCGTGAATATTTTCAAATAATTTAAAATTATCTTCAATACTACGTGAAGGTTCAAATAGCTCCCACCCCTTACCTTGAATTTTTAGACCTTTTTTGTCTGGTTTTTGTTTAGAGGATTTTAACCATATGATACCTACGCGATCTATTTTTTCTTCATATAACTCATTCCAAGCTTGAGTGTATGCTGAGAGTTGGAGTTCATGTGAAGTGTGAAGGGATTTAGATGTTTTAATATCTAATAACCATCTTTCTCCATCAATTTCTACTACTAAATCACAAGTACCCGCAAATTTATACTTTTCAGAAAATAAATGTATTTCACACTCTAGTAAAGTTGGTTTATATGTTGACCAAAACTCATGGAATTTTAAAATCATTTTCCAAACAAATGTAGAATAATTTGAATACCCTGCTTCATTAATCATTTTTATTTTTTTACCTGAAAGGTAGTCTTCTATAGCTTCATGGACCTGGGTGCCTTCTTGTCCTGCTTTTCTCATAATAATATCAGCATTATGTCCTACATCTTTTAACCAGGTTTCAAAAAATCTATTTTTAGGCATATACTGTAAAATGGTAGTAACTGATGGGTAGTATTCATCATTTCGGGAATAGTATCTGTTATCCATTATAGTGACCCTTTTCATTTCTTGGTCAATTTCCATTAAACGAGTTGTTTTCTTTTTAAAAACATTTACATCTTTTTCTATCATAATAATTGTAGTTTTTTCTCCATAAGTGTATATTGTGTTAATGGAGTAACTGTTTGTATGAGTTTAGTGAAATTTTTAAAACCTAACTCACTTGGGTCTTTCCCTTCCAATTCTACAAGGTAAACTTCTTTTCCTACATTTAAAAGTTGTTCACAAAACTTTAAAGCTTGTATTATTGCATCATTGTCTAAAGCAACATATATTTTTTCTACTTTAGATTCAACTAGTTTTTTCATTAAACTTGGTTGTATGTTCTTACCAAATAATGGTATAACGTTACGTTTTATAGCTATGGCATCAAAGGGCCCTTCACATAATATGATAGGTAAATCCCAATTAATAAATAACTCAAATGGTATAATATCGCGTGAAGTATCAGGGTTACGGTATTTTATATAAGAGTCTTTTTCAAATGATCTTGCGGTAAAATAATTTAATTTACCGTTGCTATCATATGAGGGTATAATAACCATATTAGAATACAACCCATAGTTACAATATCCTATATTATATTTTAAAATGTCTTGTACAGTTACATTTCTTCTTTTTAAATATGAATAAGCGTGTTTAGCAATAACATCCTTATTATTTGAAAATCTCTTAAATTCTTTAGGTAAAGTTAACTGTTCTACTATAATATCATCATTTATATTACTAGATATGTTTTTAACTAGCTTACCTAGTTCCTGGAAGTAATCTGATGGTACTTTTAATTGTTTAAATAGGGTTCTTATAGTTTTACCTTTTTTACCGCATACCCAACATTGCCACAGGTTAACTCCTTTTTTATTTTCTGTGAAGTTAACTTCTAATTTAGGTTTGTGGTGGTGGCAAAAGGGACAATTGTATGCTTGGTTGCCTCTTGCAGTGCGTTTACCTTTACCTAAAACCTTATTTACTAGATTAACTAGTAATTCATTTCTCATAGATATAATGTATGAAACTTATTTTGCTAATCAAAATCTCTTCTAAAAAACTTACCTAAAATATTATCATTATAATACATTTCAGGTTCTTCTAATACTCTATAAACAAATAAAACTTGTGTTTCATAATAAGTTAATAGTTTTTTTGTTGGAGCAAATTTTAATATTTCTTTTGTAAAGTTTTCTTTAGGTTCTGATTTAAGTAATTCTAAAAGAGGTTTATTTGATCCCCAATATCCTTTCCAATCAGATTCTTTAGTTGCTATTTTATAAGCAGGTTTTCTACCTACTACCCCTTCGTATAAAGCTAAATCCTTTTTAGTTAATTTTACTTTACGATTATGAAATAATACCTTTTTACCAATATATGATTTATTAGTTAAAGTGTGGGTTATTTTATAAATAAACCCAAATGTGTTGCTTGGGAATTGAGAAAGATCCTCAATTTCTTTTTTATCGTATGTCCAGTTCATGATTTTATAAGTCTAAGTTAACAAGTATTGATGTATCTGTAACTTGAGATATTGGAAGGGGTTGGGATAATTTTGCTACCGCAATTAACTCATTAGAATTGTTGTACATTCCTACTGTAGTTATATATGGTGTAAAATACGAGCCTGTAGCAAAATCATATAAAGTACTATCTGTAGAACTACCTGATATTAGGGTTGGGTTTTGTGAGAAGTTAAATTCGTTTTGGCGTAATGTGCACTTATATTGTGATTCATATATTGTTACGGTACTTTCAAATGAACAAGTGATGTTTGAGTTTGTAATAAAATCATTTATAAATGTAGAGTCACCTTCTCCATAAATAGCACTCCCATAATCAACAAAGCCATAACCATCATTACTCCCAGAAACACCCTCACTGGTTAAAATTATAATACCATGTTCATATATTATATCTCCTACTTTATCTGAGTTTAAAAGCATATTACCATTCCCATCATCTGAAATTGAGTATCCAGGGATTGATATTGTGCATGAGTTTAATTTTATGTGTTCTCCATATAGGTTAGAAGGGATAGAAATTATTCCTATTATTTCACTAGAACCTGTAGGGTAATATCTGTTTGCTAGTAAAGTAGTAGTTAAATAGTTATAATAGTTTGGTGTATAAGCAGGACCTGTTATTGTATCGTCATTATTAAATGAAGCAGTATTTACAAAAGCACCATCATCTCTGCCTATATAGTTAGAATAATATAATTCTTTTATTGAATCATATATTAATTTTTTATCTTGAATATTTATTTGACCTGTTGGATTAGAACCAGAAACAAATATTGAAGTAGGTATGTTTTGTCCTATATATCTATCTATAGAAACATTAGAAGATGTAAATTCTGATTCACCTTTAAAAGTAAAAGATTTATTTACCTCAAATGGGGAAACAACAACGTCCGAAGTTATAAAGGGTTTGTATACACTCATTCATTTTAAAAGTCTAGTTTAACTCTAACTAATGATTCTTTAGTAAAATCTTTTAATAAAGGTCTTGATAACTTAGCTACAGCTACCAATTCATTACTATCATTATACATTCCTACAGTAGTTGCATATACTTGAGGATGATTAATAAAATTATCATATATTACTTCTCCTGTTGAACCAGATATAAATGATGGATTTTCTGAGTAGTTAAATTCACTATTTCTTGATCTAACAAATATATAATCTGAGGTAACTGTTTCTTCAGAATTTAATGCAAATGATTCACCTAAATTTATAGCATTATATAAAATTCTTGGATTATTATCTGTATTACTAAGAGCAGGATTTCTTAGTGTATCAACATGAATTGATTGGGAGATAGCATCAGGATTTAATATAATAGTTCCTAAATCTGGGAATACTAATCCATATGAACCTGAATTTGCTACATATCCACTATTTGCTAATGAACCCGCTGTACCATTTGATCCTGAAATTAGTTGGTAGTATCTAGAAGATCCTAAAAATTGATTAACAGGATTATCTTGAGAATCATCTGTTAAGTTAATTATACCATTTGATCCAGAAAGTTTAAGATTAAGGGATCCAGGAAATAAACTTTCTTTATATTGGGCTCTATCAATAGATATAACCCAAAAATGAGTTGCAGTTAAAATATTTGTACTAGAACCAAAAGTAAATGTTGCATTTTCATCTTCTAATATTAAAGCTCTGTATTGACCATATATAGATGTTGATGGTGATTTGCCAGGAACTATAGAATTATATAATGCACTACCGCTTCCCATAGAATCAGCGTATGCTATTTCAAATTGGGGAGTTGCAGAAGTTAAAGTAGAAGATGTTTGATAAACAGCTAAATAATAATCTCCTGATGATCCTGCTTCTTGTACAGAAGATGTAAAAAATTGTGTTAATGTAGGGGCACCAGTTGACCATAAGGTAGAAGTAACTGAATCGCTACTTACTACAAAATCTTCAGGATCTAATCTCTTAAATGACATATTATATTTTTATGAAATGATTGTTTTATTTATTGTTACAGGAATGGTAAGTCTTGCACCGCTGTCTAACCCTACAAATGTAATAGTAGAAGATAGTGAAGTATTTGTTCCAAATAGTGTGTTAACAGTTGTTGCTCTTAAATTAAATTGTGATCCTATTACTGTTCTTGAAACATTAGTTCCTAAAGTAGTAGTAGATGTGTTAGATGATTGGGCGGCATCTGTGTTGATTCCTGTTCCATCAAATGTTGACATTAGCCTAACATCTGAAATTGTTGCAGCATATCCACTAGTTTCAAATGCTGTAGCGTTTCCTAGGAAGTTTAATGTTTGAGGTGTTATCGCAAGTGAAGCACCTTGTTTTAATGTTATAGCAGAATAACCTAAATCAAGTACAGGTAATTTAGCTGTGCCTCTTGGTAAGGTAGCTAATTTATACTTCATTATTTGGGTTTCAATTGGAAATGCTTCAAGTAGGGGCATATTTTCAATTGCTTCTCCGTAAAATGTTGATCCTGAGGGATGGGTTGGGTTGTATAAGGTATAATCTATTTCATCATCTGCTAAAGCAAATTGTGTAATTTGAAAAGAACCATCATTTTTAGCTAATAGTTCTCTCCCTTTTTTAGTTAGTATAGCGTCAACTGTTACGACTTGGTTATTTAAATATCCCATTTTGTGTTTTAATTATTATTGCAATATATTGATAAATATTATGTTTTCCAAATTTTATTTAATGTTATGTCCCTTCTTCACCAGTTATTAATCCTCTTTCTTTAAGATTTGTAATAACATTATCTATATTAGTATCTAATTCAGATGTAGAAAATTCAGGAGTTAAAATAAAGGGGCCTTGTGATTGTAAAGGTTTAAATCCTTCAAATATAATTTGGGAAGCATCATCTACATATCTTCTAATGAGGAAATGATCAAGATTAAAGTTACTAGAATTTACATCTATTGGTAAATTACTATTAAAATGAACTTCAATTGATCCTGTTTGAAAAACTCTTGAACCCGAATCATATGGAGCATATATTTCTTTAACCATATATGTGAAGTCTTCCCTTCCTTCAAACCTAAATTCATCCCCATATTTTATTGAAAAGGGTATAGATACTGGTTCAAATCCAGAATTTGGGATGTCTGTTTGTTTAGCGGTTTCATTATATAAATCAATCAAAGTTGGGTTAGAACTTGTAATAATATAAGGATAATTATTAGAGTCACCCCAATTCCATATAGAATTAACTCCTGAAGAGGTAATAGGTGAAGTTGGGGAAGGATATTGAGTGACTTTAAAATATCCTGCTCCATTAGGGAATGCTAAGGTTTTTCCACTGCCTACTAATCTTTCAAAATATTCTACATATATGTTATCACCTGTAGCAAGTTCAGTAACAGGAATATCAATAGTTAACCCAATTGTATCTGAAAGGTTATTAAATCCTGTAAGTAGTACTGTTTCTCCTACTTCATTAGGGTAATAAACATAACTACCTCCTCTTTGTTTAACAATTCTATAAGATAACTCATATTGCCCTACACCTGTTGAATCACTTGATTCAAAAGTACGTCTAAAATTTGCTTTTAAATTTATTCCATCACTTATAACTCCTGAGGGGACTTCATAGATACTATTTGTGCCAATAATAGTTCCTAGGGTTGGGTAAGTAAAAGTTAATAAGTTCCAACTATTAGATGAAGCGTTTTGTAGTGGTGGAGAGGATGTTGATTGGTAATTTCCAACATTTCCATCTACTGATGGGATTATGTCTTCAAAACTCATTGTTGTATTCCAATAAGCATTTGGAGCACTACCGCTTTGAGTATATAAAATAGGTTCAATTCTTTGACCACCTCTAATTACTGTTCTAAATTGTTCTGTGGGACCAGAACCAATTGTTTTAGAAGAGATTCTAAATCTTTCACCAGTTTGAAAAGCACCTTGCACATTTGGTAAAGAGTTTTCTGAGGTATTAGGTACTCCAATATTGCCATCAGCATCAATTAGATATAAAACATGAGCGGTTGAAGCATTCATTCTATCAGGTGGCCATCCACCTATCCAATCACAATATGCTATAACAGTTTTTAAACTTTCTATAGTAGGAGTTTTACCAAATGTTCCAGTATCTCCTTTAGACCATCTATTTAATTTTTGAGATGTTGATTTTGAACCTTCGTAACGTGGTATTACATGCCTACGAGTTGTATAATTTGAAAGTTGTACTTCTGCTCTTAAGGCACTTCCACTTATTAATAAATCAAAATTAGTAGGCTCATTTATACCAGCAGAATAATCAACGTCTTGATATAAGTTATGTCTTCTATTTGTATCAACATTATTTAATAATGGTTGGCAATCAAGTGCTCTTTTGAAATCATTTGAACCAAAATATGGTTCAGGGACTAACCCAACTTGTAAACCTGTTGCATCTGAGGATGTGATAAAAAATTTTGAATCAGATGTTAAAGTTGTTGCTGTTAAAATAGTAGCAGTACCTCCAGCTATTTGTAAATAATAACTATCTCCGGGTTGAACAGAATTATTACTTGGTTCACTAAATGAAAGATCAAAAGATTGAGTTGTAAATCCAGAAGAGGGTATTGTTAAACTATCTAATGTTGCTGCTCTATTAGGATAAGTAGTATTACCCCTATTTAATGTTAATGTATAATTTGTAGGAGGGGTTCCAATATCAGTTATTGAAATAGAACCAGATGTTCTTATATAAAGAGATTTTTGTGGATATGTATCTACTTTATAAAATGATCCTGTAAATTGGGTATTTCCTAAAACAAGTCTATCTGTTAAAAACGATAAATTATCAGTTTCAGCATTTATATCTATAATTGCAGAAAAAGGTGGGTCAAAAGCAGGATGAAAAGTAGAAGTTAATGATCCAGTAAAATCATATTTTATATCTGCCCTATCACTCCAATCAACTTCCGCAGGATTTACATAGTATAAAAAGAAAGTTGGTTTTTCTATTATATTAATAACAGTGTATACAATATCTCCTGATGTGTAAGGGATAGTGATTTGATTAAGAGATTGGAGGGTATTGGTTTGGTCAATACCATTCTTATCTATTCTAGCTATTTTTATATATCTTACTCCTTCTGTTGCCATTAACTTTTATTTCTATTGGTTTGGATCTGGTATAGGTAGTGGGAAATCAATTTTATCATAATATACTGATACATATCCATTTGTTGGTTGGTTATCAATATCTATAAAGTTTTGGAATGTATATTCACTACCACTATACATTCTTATACCATTATATTCTATAGCTCTTGGATTTATTTTTTTATAAGGGTCACACCCAGCATTTAAATCTTGGGTTGAAACAACTATATGTGAGCCACTTAATTCACCATTATAAAATTCTTCTTGTGAATCATGTAATGTTGTAATTGAACCAGATAAATATTCAACTGTTTCACTCCAACTTTGTGTTATATCAAATCTATTATTTATACCATTAAATTCATTAAATACACCTGCCGCACCACCAGAAACTTCAACTATATCAATTGAACCAGTATAAATCTTATTTTCAAAGGACATTTGTGGTTGTGGGTATTTATTTCTTTCTAATAAATGTTGTTTAACAACTACACCCGAGGCAAGACTTGTACGTGCAGGTACAAAATCTTTAATCATTTTAAATAATGAATTATCAAAAAATTTTATTAAACGTATAAAATCCTTTAAATTATAATTTTTAGTATATTTTTCAAAATAATTATCTCTTAAATTATCTAAATCAGGATATGTAACAGCTGATGAAGATCGTAATCTTGGGTCACCAATATAGTCACCCATATTAAAATAACCAATTTGGTCCATTATATCCTCATTTATCTCATTTGTAGGAGAAAATGCTACCTCTAAATAATTTATACCAGGAGTATAACTTTGAGATACATTTACCATTTGGGATAAGGACATAAATGGTGATAATGTATCACCACTTGGTATTACATTATTTTCAATTCTAATTTTATCTTTAATTATATTACGTAGACCTGCTATTGGTTGATCTGCAAAAAATGTTTCTACATTAGGTACAAATGTTGGGGTAGTATTAAAATAAAAATTACTATCACTAGCAAATGATTGAGTTACAACCCATGAACCTGTTACTTTAGGGTGGATTGAAATAGATCCTGTGTAGAGTTCTCCTCCTAAAGGTGCTCTAAAGCATAATTCATTTGGTGAACTATTTATACTATTTCCTTCAATAGAATGAGGGTTCATAGTATAGTCTTTAAATACACTTTCACTTATGGGAACAGTATAATATCTTATTTCTTGTAAGGATCCTGAAAATTGGGTGTAAGTATTTCCATTTATAATACTACTAGAAGCAAAAATAGAAGGGACTATGTTAAGATCCCAATCTGAACTATTAACTTGGGTTATTGATGATGATATAAAACCAATTTGGGTCCCGTTATTTCCTTCTTTATATATTTTATTGGCAGCAATTAATTTAAATTCATCAGTACTTCCTACAGTTCTATTAATCATTACAGACCACCAATCTCCATCAAAAAATGGTAAATACACACTACAAGAAACTGTAGGGTTACTTGTATATGAAGGATAAAAATCTAAATAAGCATATTGATAATAAGGATCTATAATTGACCCAGAATAAGAAGCACTTGTATAGGCAGATCCTGTATATCTTAAAACTAAGTGAGAGTTAGTATTTTTGTTCCATAAACTTTGAGAATAAGGAATATTTGATGTGGGTAAGCCATTAGTTTTAAATCTGAATATTACAGTGTCAGGGACATCAGATGCACTACTCCAAGGTGTAGAAGCATCCCATGAAGAAGTAATAAAATTATTACCATCTGTTTTAAAAGCATAATTAAACTCTCTTTGCCAATGATCCCAATCATTTATATTAATCTTATCTTTACCTCCATATTCATTTATTCTTAATATTGTATCAGGGATACCATAAGAGGTTATAAGAGCACGCAAACCAGGTATAGTACCTTTTGCTTTCAATAGGTATGGTATATTATGGTATATTCGCTTATATAACGACTTATTTACATCATCTAACGGTATAACATCATTAGAGGCAGATATAAATTGGTCAATATATTCAAATCCTGTTGGGGTTGGTAAAGATCCAGTAATATTTGGGAATGGGAATAATCCTCCATTAGGTGTTAATCCTAAAAATGCTGTGTATAAGTCTTCATTTGAAAAATTATTTTGGTATAACTTAAGACCAAATTCTTTAATTGCATCAGCAATTATATCTTTTGATACACCATAATTTAAACGGTTATCAGCATTAAATTTTTGTGAAACATCCTTATAATAAATCCAAATATTATCATAATGTTGAGCAACCATATCAACAAATAACTTATATGGGTCATTTTCAGGATCATTTCTTAAATATTCTGGGATAGCATAGTAAAGCCCATCTTGATTAGTTTCATCAAATAAAGAAGCAGATAAAACTCTACCTCCATAATAAACATTGGAGTAGTCTGTGCTCCCTAACCAAGTTAAAACTTCAGTACTTCCTGTTGAGGATAATAAATAAGGTTTAGTTGAGGTTGTTTTTGGGTAAGATAATGAACTACTTTCATAATATAAAAATTTATCATACCCATCAAAGTTATTTATAATTTCATCTATTTTTGATTGATATGTAGACTTACTTCCACTTAAAGTTGAAGGAGAACTTGTTGTATTATCTAAAATAGAAATGGATGATGAATAATTTTCAATAAGTCCTACTTTATAATAAAAGTTTTCTAGTCTAGTTTGGGCAGAACTAAAATGTATAAAATCAGAATATGTGGTATAATCTACATTAATTTGTAACTCTTTTTCCTTAAGTAAACTATTTATTTGTTCTTTAGAACTTGAAACTTGGGAAGAAATTAATTCAGAATATGATAAAGCTAAAGTAGAATTGTTTACTTGGTCTTTTAAATCTATATTGAAATTAGGTCCTTTTAATTTAGGGAACGTAGGTTCGGGTAAAGGTAAATCTTCAAAAGTTACTTTATAAGTTTTAGGTTCTTCAAAAGAAGTAACAATATTTAAAACATTATTTATAGAATAAGATTCAGGTAATGACTCATATAACTTAACTAATATAGTAGGATTATCTACATTATCATTATCTAAAACAATATTATTAGCTAAAACAATATTATTACTTCCAAAATTTAAATAAAAATCTACAAAATATTCGCTTTCTGCTCTTTTATTTACAAAATTTTGAGTATCGTTAGTTATTGAAATTAAGTCTAAATCATTACTATCTAATCTAATTTCAGTTCTATCTGAGGATATTTCAGATATATATAAGTCATTTATTTCTCTATTGTAAAATTTATAACAAGCTAAATATTCTCCTAAACTATAATCTAAATTATTTAAATCTTGTTCAGGATTAACAATAATTTTTGAATTTTGGTTTGTTAAAGCAGCTTGATCATCATTTTCAATCCTGTAATTACGATAATCTTGGTTTGAATCTAAAACTTGATAATTGTTATTTAAAACATAAAATTCAATATAGCTGCTAGAGTTTAAAGTAGTAGGTAAATCAAAACTGCCTATTAAATTACTTTGTTGAGTAGAATAAATAGGTTGGGATGGATTGCTATTTTCTAATAAGATAACTTCTGTCGCCATTATTAAATATCTTTAGGTATTAGAGGTGTTTGGGTTTGATTTTCAATTAATTCTTTTTGAGTATCTAATAATTCTGTTCTTAATTGAGAGATTTCGTTTTGTAAAGCTTCTATAATTTCATTTTTTTCTTCAAAACCAATATATTCACTACTTTTTTTAATTAAGTATTCATGTGAATTAGTGGGTCCTAATTCATTTATATCGTAAAACATATCATTATACATCCTAAAAAAGTCATTAACTGTTGGTTGTTCTTCTACTTTTTCATTTATAGACTTAACCCCTAATTGTTTAAAGGAAGTATCTATAACTTTTTCGTATGATGTTTTATTAAATACTTGTTTATTAAATTCTATGTTTTGACTCATCCGTTAATAACTTTAAAATAGTAATCATCATCTAATATTAGAGTAGAACCATTAATTTCCGTTTTAATCAAAACTTTATAATATCTTTCAGGTTCTAATCCACTCATATAAACATCGAAATAGTTTCCTCTAACATCAGATGAAATTTGTGTGTATTGGGTATCGAAATTAATAACAAATTCATTGGTAGACAAGTCTTTTATTGCATAATATGAAGAAGTTGGTAAATAGTTTGTATTTGTAAATAATGAACTAGTTTGATATGTTCTAGTAGGATATAAAGGGCTTACATTTACATAAAATCTATTTACACTACTTGATTGAAATTCACCTGGGTTGTCATCTAATGAAAGTTTGATTTGTTTGGTATCTACAATTGAAGCTGTAGCAGCAGAATATAATGAGTAATCTCTCCATCTAAATTCAAGTTGTGGGGGGTAAATGGTGTTTGTGTCAATACTATAATACTTTAATATAGGTTGATAGTTTTCATCAGAATTAAATTCAGCACTACCACTTAACTTAACTAAAAACCCATAATTAGGAATAGAACCACTATACCATAAATTAACTAAATCTTTTACCTCTAATTCTAAATCTTTTTCAGATCTTAATCCAAATGATTCAGTTATTGTAGGTACTAAACCAGAAGAAGTAAACCAACTACCACCACCTTGTGTAGTATAGGTTGAATTATATGAACCGGTATAACCATATCCACCAACTGAACCATTCATGCTCCAAGTTCCCGAACCTGAAGAATTTGTATTTTCCCAAGAAATTCCATCTATTGTTTTAGGATCATCCAAATAATAACCTGTACCATTATTCCAAGATTGGGCTGTTGGGAAAATTTCAAGTTTTACATCAGTATTTACACCCTGTGCTGTTGTTATATAATTTCTAAGATATATGTTATATATGCTACTAGAAATTTTATTATTAATTATGTCTTGGATTTCAGTAGTATCGTATTCTACTAAATAACGGGATACTCCAGGATCACCATTTTCAGCTAATATATTACTAGATTCAAGTATAGCATCTAACCCTGTATTCATAGTAGGGTAAGTAGAGTAAAGAGTAGCGTCCTTAATAGGGAATATTTTATAAACGGCCATTTATAATGTTTTATTATAAATATGCAATTATAAAGGAACTACTTTACCCTTAATATCTTGATCAGGAAATTTAACTTCAAATATACTTGGATCTAAAGAAGGATATATAACTTGATTTTGAGTAGCACCATCTATATCGTAAGCATATTGAGAATAATTCCCACCAACTTTATTTTTAATTATAATATTTTTAACGGTTTGAACACCTTTTATTTTATCTAATATTATAAATAAATTCTTTAATAAAATAGGTTGATTTAATTGCCATTTATCTAAATTAAAATAATATTTAATTTCTTGAATACATTTTATTAATACATCACTATTATTAAAATTAGGTAATACTATAATTTCAAATTCAATACCAATATTAATAATATAGGCATCTCTAATTTCAATACTATCACCAATCATTCTTTGTTGAGATAAATAGGTTCTTAAATTTTGTTTTAAAGTATTACTAGCAAAATCTAACTGTCCTATAGAATTTTGAGATAAAACATATAAACTTAAAGTTTCAATAGTTGAAATTTGATTATCAGTTAATTTAGGCTTTTCAATATAAGCTTTAGTAACTGCACCATAATCAGAAGGCATACTTAAAGCCCTTACTAAATAATCATCTGCGGTAACAGTTCGTTTTTGTGCAAAAGTAGAAGATATAGTATTTTGTCTTATTTCTTGTAAAGTATCTCCCCCTTTACCACCTGTAGCAGGGGATGGGTTGGTTATAGAGGTAGATCCAAATACGTAGTTAGCAGTTGTGGGATTTAAATTATTATTATTTGAAAAAACTATATTAGTATTTGAAATAGAATTTATAGTATTAGCAGCAACATTTGAATTGACTCCACCTCCTGTTAGATACCTTACAGTTAAAGTTGTATTTGAAGGAGCCAAACCATAGGTTTGGGTATATAAAAAGTTTGTAGGGGAATAAGCTGCTGTTAATTTTTCTTTTTTAAAAGGTAAACCAATTCCTATATTGTTAGGATTTGGGATTATTTCTTCTGTTATAGCATCAGGTGACCCAACACCAAATTGAATTTGCAAATTAGATAAAGAAGTAAACCTAGTAGTAAATCTTCTAGGACATTTTTTTAATTTAAGTAAATATGGTGCTCCATCTCCTTTATTAGGATCATTAATGTTAGTATTTTTTATTGTATCTAAAACCGTTTCTTGGCCTAAATAATCTACTTCATCCCAAGTATTATCATCAGAATCAGTTACATCTAATATTTTAACTATATTATTTGCTTGCAAATTTAATGTTTGAAATGGGATAGGTTCAGTAAAATTAAAAGTTTGTGTTGTGATAGTTGAGGATATTACTTTTCTTGTTTTCTTTAATAAATAATATTGTGGAATACCTCCTGAGGTTTGGTAAATAGTAACTTCGGTTGGGTCTTGAGAGCTTGAAACAGAAAAATCCGCCTTATCTTCCATTAAAAAGGTTTGATTATCTGTTGATGTAACTGTTGTATTTTCAGGAATAACTAAAGTATAATCATAATCAGGCACATAATTTCCACTTACATTTTTTGAAGGTACCTGTTGGTATATTTCTAAAGTAGTTTGAGAAACATTAGTTACCCTAGGTTTATACCCAAACATGTATGCTAATTCAAAAACATTATTTGTTTGTAAAGCATATTGAATAAAATTTTCTTGGAATTGGTTATCTAAATAAAAACTTAAAACATCACCTACATATGATGCTTGTTCTATAAACATCATTCCGGGTGAGGTAGGGGAAAAGTCTTTATAAGTATTAGGGAAATAAGTTTGGGTATAGTTTATTAAACGTGACCTAAAACTACTAAAATCTCTATTTAAATATTTTATATCTCTATTTACTTCAGGCATTTTTAAAATTGTACATTAATACTATCGTTTATATTTGTATTATTTATAGAGTAGTTTAAAGTAACTACAACATTATTAGGTTCATCATTTGGAGATAATACATCTAATTTTAATATTTTTACTTCAGGAAAAAAAGTTTCTAATTTTGAACTAATGAAGCTGTTTAAACTTTCAAAAGTAGGTTCATTTGATTGTTCAAATAAAAATACTCTTAACCCCGCTCCAAAGTTTGGATTTAAAGGTCTTTCTCCTGGATTGGTTAGGAAAAAATTAATTAAGTTATTTTTAATAGCTTTTTGGGTAATATAAGTTGAGTTAAATACCCCTGGTCCATTTAGAGGTAAATTTACTCCTATAGCTATATTAGGATTTAAATCATCTGGGTTTATATTTTGGGGGTTAAAAGGCATTATTTAGTATTTAGTAGTCCCATTATTGTATCCATTCCTACAGAACCTTCTCCTAAACTTCCATTTATAGGATCTACTCCTTGTGGGTTAAAAGAAGAAGCATCACTTGAATTAAAGTTTAAAGCAGTTTCACCTAACACGTCCATATATTTTTGTCTAGTACCCATAGTAGGTTCAGTATATTTAGGATTTGTAGGTAAAGGTGGGTTTGGTTGGATTGATTCTCTCACAATTTGGGGTTGAGGAGATTTAACAGCTTCTAATAAAATATCCTTCAATTCATCTTGAATTGCTTCTTTTACTGCTTCTTTAATTAATTTTTTAAGTACTTCGGTTTTCATATGTGTTTATAAATATAGGGTTAATCTGCTTTTAAATC